TCTTTATACGTTCTCTTGTGCATGATTACTAGTTTGACTTTCTGGTTATTAGTACCCTTCCATTATAGCCTTCTTTGCGGCTGCCATGACGTTATTCCACTTTCTAACAGCGTCTGTGTAGTAAGGAGGCTAGTTGCCTCGAATTAGTTGCTCTTGCATACTATATCCTCTTCTCCATAGCCATAGCAATAGCCGTAGCCAGAGCCATCTCCATCGCCATCTCCATCGCCATCTCCATCGCCATAGCCATCTCCGTCGCCATAGCCATATCCAGAGCCATAGCCATCTCCATAGCCACAGCCAAAGCCATAGCCATCTCCGTCGCCATAGCCATATCCAGAGCCATCGCCATCTCCATAGCCACAGCCAAAGCCAAAGCCATAGCCATCGCCATAGCCATAGCCACAGCCACAGCCGTCGCGGATCATTTCGCCACGAATTAGTTGCTCTTGCATACTATATCCTCTTCTCCATCGCCATAGCCATCGCCATAGCCCTCACCATTTTTAGTCATTTTACCTCGAATGAGCATATATCCTCTTTTCCATAGCCAGAGCCAAAGCCACGGCCATAGCCAGAGCCACGGCCATAGCCAGAGCCATAGCCAGAGCCACAGCCGTAGCCGTGACCATAGCCATAGCCATCGCCATAGCCAGAGCCAGAGCCGTAGCCTTCGCCAAAACCAAAGCCATAGCAATAGCCATAGCCATCGCCAGAGCCATAGCCATCTCCATCGCCATAGCCATAGCCATAGCCGTCGCCATAGCCATAGCCATAGCCATAGCCGTCGCGGATCATTTCGCCACGAATTAGTTGCTCTTGCATACTATATCCTTCTCTGCATCGACATCGCCATCGCCAAAGCCACGGCCATCGCCATAGCCACGGCCATAGCCAGAGCCAGAGCCATAGCCACAGCCGTAGCCGTGGTCATAGACAGAGCCATAGCCATCGCCATAGCCATAGCCATAGCCATAGCAATAGCCATAGCCAGAGCCAGAGCCATAGCCATCTCCATCGCCATAGCCATAGCCAAAGCCAGAGCCATCGCCATAGCCATATCCGTCGCCTTTGCGACTCATTTTGCCACGGATCAGTTGCTCTTGCATACTATATCCTGCTCTGCATCGCCATCGCCATCGCCAAAGCCACGGCCATAGCCATCGCCATAGCCATCTCCGTCGCCATAGCCACAGCCATAGCCATAGCCATAGCCAGAGCCATAGCCATAGCCATAGCCCAAGCCATCGCCATAGCCATAGCCATAGCCAGAGCTATAGCCACGGCCATAACCATAGCCATAGCAATAGCCATAGCCATCGCCTTTACGGCTCATTTCGCCACGAATTAGTTGCTCTTGCATACTATATCCTTTTCTCCATCGCCATAGCCATCGCCATAGCCATCGCCATCGCTATCGCCATCGCCATCGCTATCGCCAAAGCCATAGCCGTCGCCAAAGCCATAGCCAGAGCCAGAGCCATCTCGATCGCCATAGCCATAGCCATCGCCAAAGCCATCTCCATCGCCATAGCCATCTCCATCGCCATAGCCATCTCCATCGCCATAGCCATAGCCGTCGCCAAAACCATAGCCAGAGCCAGAGCCAAAGCCATAGCCTTCACGGCTCATCTCGCCACGGATCAGTTGCTCCAAGGAGCCTTTTCCCAAGCAGCAACAGCAGCATCGCTGCACAGCGCGACTGCGGTCACGTTGCGGACGACGATATCCGCCTTAGGCCCGATACGGCATCCGCTCGACGGACCAGTCGCTGCGAGACCAAAGCAGCCCTTGACGTCGGCACTCCAGTAAATGCACATTCGTGCATCCTTGAGCGTGATCGTGTCGCCGCTGTAGTCCTTCGTGTAACCGAAGAAAACGCCCCTGTGTGACGTGGTAATGATAACGGGAACCATCTTGTTAACTGCCTTCTTAACGATTTTCTTAGCCATGTTTAAATCCTTTTTTGTTAGTTGTTAATTGTAGAATTCCAAGTTGTACCCATGACGATTAAACAGCTCTTTGAGATCTTTCTCTCGATCTTCGTCGGAGCACATAGCATCGTCATTGATCACCATAGCTTCTAGAGCTAATGTGTTGTTTACGAGATTACCGTAATCAGGAAACGAAAAACGGATCTCAGTTAATATCGAGGGCTTCTTGTAGAACTTCTTAGGTTCTCTCAAACTTTCGAGATCATCCCAAGAACACTTGGTGGTTTGGTGAATAACGTGCCCCAAGCAGCACCCAGCCTGTCGATCAGCGCACCAGAGGCTATTCTCAACGGTAGACATGCCGCGCAACCACTTCTTACGATCAATGCGGAAAGTTTTCATTGTGTAACCTTGTTGGTTTGAGCCTTTTCGATCAGCATGATTTCATAGAGAATGTAAGACGAGATACGCTGCATATTGAGAGCGATGTTCTTGGCATCCTCCAGAGAGAACGCCATGATGCGCGTCTCATGTGTATCATTATACCGCTCCTTGGACCGAGTTTCAAGATAAATCGACAAATACTCGAAAGTTTCGTCAGGCTTGGTCATAACATGGCAGGTCATGTTAAACTTGTTGTCCTTGCTGACGTTGATTTCAAAACGAGTGTCAGTCATTGTGCTTGCTCCACAGAATAGTTTTCTACGTCGGGTTTACTGATGTTACGGAGACAGAAAAACATATTAGTAGCATCGAATTCGATCTTGTCAGTAAGTTCTTCTTGAACTCGCTCCCAATGCTGCTTTGTATCAGTCCATTGGTTCTGATCGAACTCCCAGCTATAAGTAATTTGTACTTTAACCTTGGTCATGAGTGGGATCATCCAAAGAATCTTCGTAATGAATGCTCATGCCAAGCTGTTCTGCGATATACTTCTCCAGAGTAGCGCCCTTACTTTTAGACCAGCCCTGAAGCATCATAATGGAATCGCACTTCATAAGTTGAACGATACCATCCCTCATGTAATCCTCCCAAGTACCTCTCTTAGGGTTCAGCGTAGGATTATAGACATCGAACCCTTTCTTTTCAAGGATATTGTACATATTGGAGAAATGATCCATTACCTCCTGATGCTCGCGTCCTGTAATGGGTCCGCTGATGTAAACAGAGTGCTTGCCAGAGTAACCAGTCATACGAGTGTATTTCCAATCTTATTACCAATTTGTTCTAGAATCTCACTAACCTTGTTCCAAGACATATTCGAGTCCTTGGCGAGAGCATTGATGTTAATCATACCAGAGGGCTTGATGTATTCAGGATCCTCAAGAATAAGGGTAACGATCTGCATCTGCTCGTCGTTCAAAACACAAGGAAGCTCCTCAAGGAATACCGAAGTCTCTGGAGAACCCACAGAGGGGTCTGCCTTGTGAAGAACTTCTTCATTGTCGGAAATGTCAACAGTATTTCGGGTGATGTTGAACTTTTTAGTGATCTTAGCTCCCTTACTGTTTTTGATGTTCCAGAGGCAGGTTTTGAGATACTTGTCGAATCCTTTGCTGCCCCAGAACTCGTCAAACGTAAGATTCTCCTTCTTTTCATAACCGCGAATAGCTTCCATAGCTGCCATCCAAATGTCTTGAGTGTTATCTTCGTGAGACGAGATGGCAGCGTCACCCGAAATCCAATGTCCAATCTTGTGAATGAGCTTACCGTACTTCTGTTCGATAAGGTTGAATTGTTGTTGATTCATGGCGAGTGTTGTATCACTCCTTGGGCTGAGTATCTACGGTATTCTTGGAATTCGGCTTCACAGTATATCCTCGCTCTTGGAGGATACCCGCGAGCGTATCACTTTCCATATCCTTGAGAAGATCAGAGACATGGAGAGAAACTGCCTGACTAGCAGCAGATAGCAGAGCGAAGATATCCTTGCCCTTGATATCCCAATTCTCTGCAACAATTTCGTGAAGCATAGCATTGGCTGCATCTTCGAGAGATCGGTAGAACTTGTCGGGGTTCTTCCACTTGGACTGCTTCACCTGTCCAGCGAATCGACCGCGTTCCACAATATCTCCACCGTCCTGCCACTCTTGAATGGCCCAATTGTGTGCATCAGCACGAATGATTCGTCGCTTCACTTTTGCTCCTTGGCACAGGTTTCACAAAGCACAGCAGACTCACCGACGTTGGCGGATTGGATAGCCTTGGTGAGAGAGGCAACCCAGACGCACGGGAGGAACGTGATGTTCTTCGCGCAATCGTCACAGTAGCGTTGTGTCGTGTTCTTCATGGCGCGTATTATACCATGTATTATCGGCTAGGTCAAGGGGTATCTTTAGAAAATTTGGAGATTTTTATGTGTTTCATTAGTGAAAAGAGGGACCAGACGATCACTCCCGCACACAAAATTAACACAGCAAGGTCTAGAATCATGCGGTCCACCATTCGGGCTTCTTAGCATTGGGCCACTCCCACTTCGCAAATCCAGCCTTGGCTCCCTTGTAGTATGCTCGGTATGCTTCTACCGCATCAGCACGCTTATACTCGTCGGGCATAGCTTGGGCAAACGGGGTCAAACCCTTGCTAGGCATACCTACGGGAACCGTACCAAGGATGCTTGCAAGTTTTTTCCAAGATTCGTGAGTCTTGTTACGACGCATCACGAATTCCAGATTGAGGTTATTGAACAGGTGCCAAGCCCATTCGTAGTTAGCCACAGATTCACGAATCCAGATGGTGCAAGGGTGGTTAACGTGAGCTTTTTTGTAAACCAGAGCAGCTTCTGGAGTATTATAAATATGATGGGCAGTAGACATCATCTGAGCAGTCTCAAGAATCATCTTGGGAACGTGCTTATCACAATGCATCTGCGCTGCAATCTTAGGATCTTTGTCCAAAATGAAGATGTTCATGCCCTACATAATAGCATGGGTTACGCCCGTTTTCAATTAAAAAATAAAATATTATGCGAATTAAGAAGGAGCCAATCGTGCCATTAAAAGCAGGAACTAGCGATAAAGCTGTATCAGCAAATATCCTAGAATTAATTAAATCAGGACGCCCACGAAAGCAAGCAGTAGCCATAGCTTTAAGCGCAAAAAGAAAAGCAAAGAGAAGGAACACTATGAAAGAATCATTATTTACTTCATATAAGAACCTTGGCTTGGTAATGGAAAGATGCTGGGCTGGTTATAGATCGGTTAAAGGCAAGAAAGCCTATTCAAAAGGGTCTTGCGTTAAAGAATCAGAACAAGTATCCGAAGAGGGTTTACACGCTTGGTTCTCTAAATCTAAATCTAATGATGGCAAAAAGGGGTGGGTACAAGTAGTTTCTGGTAAGCCTTGCGCTCGTCAGGAAGGACAAAAATCTACTCCAAAGTGTGTATCATCCGCAAAGAGGGCTTCTATGTCCAAGTCTAAACGCTTGTCAGCGCAAAGAAGAAAACGTCAAGCGGATCCAAACCAACCACAAAAAAGTGGTGCTGCTAAACCTACATATGTTCCAACAGATAAACCAAAAAGGAATGTCAAATGATTAATGAAAAAAAAGATGCGTGTTACCACAAAGTAAAAGCTCGTTACAAAGTTTGGCCCTCAGCGTATGCTTCTGGTGCTTTGGTTAAATGCAGAAAGAAAGGTGCATCCAGTTGGGGTAGCAAGAATGAATCTATAATCAATGCTTACTATGCTTTAGGAGTTATTCTCGCAGAAGCCAAGACTCCAGCTTGGCAAAGAAGTGAAGGAAAGAATCCAGCAGGTGGATTAAATGCCAAGGGGGTAGCTTCCTATCGTGCTGCAAATCCAGGTTCTAAGCTAAAGACTGCTGTAACCACAAAACCGTCTAAACTTAAAAAGGGTAGCAAAGCTGCCAAGAGACGCAAATCATTCTGTGCTCGCATGAGTGGAATGAAAAAGAGACTTACTTCTGCAAAGACCGCTAACGATCCAGACAGCAGAATTAATAAGTCTCTACGCAAGTGGAATTGCTAGAGGTCTTTTAGATTCTTGGGATTCTTTATCCCGAAGGTATTATTCTTAAATACCACAAACTGATCTGACCTGAAATGCCGTAATGCTCCATCCTTTTCGAGCACTACGGCAAATATATCATTAGACCATGTACCACCGTCCCGAACGTACATGATCCAACCTTCTCCTAGTTCGGTGTTAACAGGAATTGGGTTTTTGAATTCGTAAATCATCAGCAAGCACAAACGGGATCAGAGCCTTCATCGGGCTTGATCTCAATGTTTGACTTTTTAACATCACCATACAGAGCTTTTGTAGCATAATTAAAATCAGCTACGATGAGAGAGCTACCATAAGGACCAACACCATCAACAACTCGATCCCTTGGATTCTTGTCTCGCAAAGCCATTCCTGTTACAGCAAATGGCAGAAGTGCTTGACGCAGATTGTAGTTGATTGAGTTAAGTTCTTGAATACGCTTCTCAAGATCCTTAATCTTATTTGTTAAAACAAACTCTTGTTTAAGCATATCGTATTCCTCATCCATACTTTTAAAGTATTCAGTCATCCTTCTTATTTTCCTTTTCATCTTCTGCGATAGCTTCCCAATCAATCTGGGAAAACAGATCCTCAAGTTCCTTCATAAACTTTTCAACTTCGGCATCCAATTCTTGGTCAGTCTTAGAAGTGAATCCACTGGTGTCTTGATTTTGCATAATTACTCCTCGATGCTTTTCTTTTCCATGTAGCGTCCCATACCCAACAATCCATATCCAACGATGTCTTGGTAAGGATTCTCGTTGAAAGCCTTGGGATTGTTTGCGATACGGAACAACTTATCTAGGATACGAACAATGGTAAGAACATCATCATATTGCTCAGGTTTGATACCATTGGGGAACATTTGTCGAAGGCAATTGCCACTTCGACCAAAAGAATCCCCATAAGCAAGTTGCTTTTGACGGACAAGTTCTCCAACATCGTATCCAATATCTTCATAGTTTTTAGGGTTATTGTTGTTCATCTTTGATTCTCTGTAGATCCGCTTTGATTTCCAGTAGTGCATCGAGCCTTCCCTTAGCGTAGTCTCGGAAACCTCTACCACTATCCATTAGAGTGCTGTTGTTGTAGATATTCAACCACTCTTGAACATTTTTATCCACTTGCTGCTTTAATTCGCTCAACATATACTTTCTACAATTATTCCAGCTTTTGTCAAAAAGGCTATTCCGTCAGAATGATAGTTCTCATGGTAGACAACACGCTTTATTCCAGACTGAATAATTAGTTTGGAACATTCATAGCATGGTGCCATCGTAACGTATAATGTAGCTCCTTCTGAAGAACTTGTAGACCTTGCTAGTTTAGTTATAGCGTTAGATTCCGCATGAAGAACCTCTGGTAGAGTTTTCCAAGTAATGGGATGCTCACAAACATTCGAGAATCCCTCGGGAGTTCCATTATATCCTTCTGAGATAATGTGCGTATCTTTTACAATAATACAACCTACCTTGGCTCTATTAGCGTAAGACAGCTTGGCTAACTCTTTTGCCATAGCCATGTAAGTGTTGTCTAAGTTTTGTTGTGTTGCCATAGTATCCTCGGTTACTACATAATAGTATGGAGATGTTAAAACTATGCCACTAAGACCAATATTACCTCAAGAACCTTTAGTTATATTAAATGCAGCAGTAGACCGTGATGGTGTCTATTGGAAAGGCTCACAGCCTAACAATTGCTCATTGACTAGCACTCATATTATAATGAACGGAGGTCGTGCAGGACTAATCTCTGATATGTCTCCTGTGTTTACTAATCCCATTCTTCGTGATGTTTTAATCACAGTTAAGAAGGGAGATAAAATGACCACGATGTGGGGAGTTCGTCGCCACCAATTAAGAAACCCACAAACTATAAGAGTTCGTGTTGTAGATACTACTCGTCCTGCCTTGTTTGAAACTTCAGGAATTACCTACATGAAAGAACACGCCATATACGATGAAATCGAAAGTGGCGAAGCATTGTATGAATGTTGCTCTGGAGACAACATTCCAGCCCAATTACTACAGATTCGTCTTGCTGGTAACAGGTCTGACCCAAAGTGGGCCAATCCAAGACACATCGTCGTTACCGACATTCATGGAAATGAGATTGGACAAAAGAGAGGTTTAGCTAGAGCAGCCTTCGCTGTATCAATAAAGGATTCTGGTCCTAACGGAACTGTAGTTATAAAAGATCCATTCCTCAAGACTGTTCAACAAACACAAGTTGCTAAAAGATCAGATGGTACTTGGGCAGACTCATTTGCTGCTGTGTGCATCGAATACTGCAAATCACTAAATTGGACTGGTGGCTACATCGGATACAAGAATCCTAAGATGACCGCAGTTCAACTATTTGATTTTGCAAATAAGGCAGGAGGACAAACGGGTCCAGAGGAAATCGTTATTGATGGTCTTACCTTAGATCACAACAATGGAATCACTTTGAGACTAGACAATACAACCAAGAAGGTTGATATTAGAAACTGTGTAGGTACTGGAGACATTACCATATTCAAGATGGCATCTGATGGTGTCTATCGTGTGTGGAAGAAAGTACCAGTAGCTCAAGGATTCACTTACTAGATGGTGCTGATGGTAGGAGTCGAGCCTACGGGGTCAATTTAATAACAACAGATTTACAGTCTGCTCCCGCCCCCTACGGGTCTACATCAGCTTATAATATCGTAATCTTTTTTTATTTGCTTTGCCTTTGTTTAGAGCTTTATATGTGCTAGTGAGCGCATGGCAATTAGGACATAATACTCTAAGATTTTCTGGTCTGTTATTTGTGCTATCACCATCAATGTGATCTATCTCTAAGGGACTCCTGTTGGTAACTGGATTAATTTTATTCCAACCACATTGAATACATTTGTGATCTGCTTGTTCTAATAAGTAAGTTCTTATTGAATTTGATAGTTGATTTCCGTTATTTTTTGTGCCATCAAAAGTCCCCGATTTCCAATTATTAACTTTTTGATCGCTCTGGTACTTTTGTTGACACTTTACAGAACAATATTTCCCCTTTTGAGCAGTTTGTAAGTATTCAAACTTAATATTGCAAAATTTACAAAGTGATTCTTTTCTTTTTTTTGGATTTGACATAGTAGATCTCTTATACATATATATAGTAGATCTAGAGTTCAATTTTAAAAGAAATTTTAAGTTGGTGACTCCACCGAGACTCGAACTCGGATAGACTGGTTAAAAGCCAGATATTCTGCCATTGAATTATGGAGTCATGTAATGGTATCCCCAGAAGGAATCGAACCTTCAACCTGATGATTAGAAATCATCTGCTCTTTCCTGTTGAGCTATGGGGACTTGAAAAAAACCACAGGCTGTTATACCCGTGGCTCGGGAGGAACCTCCCCGACCACCATTCAAGAGGTGAATGGATCGTTGTTTGGTAGGGATGGCGGGAATCGAACCCGCACGCCTTAGGGGCTTCAGATTTTCTTACTACTTCGGCTTTCACCGCTGCTATATACCTAAAGGGTACACGCATTTGTAGTCTGGACTATGCCTTTGCCTTTCCTAGTTACAGGAGTCAGGCACTAACCGTCTAGTCTCTACACACATTACATTATTATGAAATATAAATACACCATTGAACAACTTAAAGAAGCTATAACAACTAGCAATTCTATTCGTGAAGTTTTAATGAGGCTTAATATCATTCCAGCAGGAGGGAATTATGCTACATTAAAAAAACAAATTAAGCTGCACAAATTAGATATATCACACTTCAAAGGCAAATCTTGGAACAAGAATAGAAAATTTGGACATAAACGTCCTATTGCATCTTATTTATGTAATCAATTCTCTATAACATCTCATCGTCTACGTCAAAGACTAATTCAAGAAGGTTTATTCAAACCTCAATGCTCAAATTGCAATCTTAAGAGTTGGTTAGGTAAAAATATACCTCTAGAATTAGATCATATTGACGGAGATCATGAGAATAATAATCTTTGTAACTTAAGATTACTTTGTCCAAATTGCCATGCTCTTACACCTAATTATAGGGGTAAAAACATAAAAATGTAATTTGGCTCGGCGTTGCCATGTTAAAGGTTTCACCGAATTTGGTTAGTTCTCAGTAAAGGATTTCTCCTTTATGACTCATATAGTTAAAAGTCTGATGTGTCTGCCTATTCCACCACATCCCCGTTATTTTAAAGAGCTAAGTTGCAATTTTAGTTTAACGCACGCAACGAAACATAATGGATAAATTGCAAAAACCCCCAACATAGCCACCTCTGTTCTTAACGTCCATCGGGCGAATGGTACTCGGACGTTTTCAGCTATGTCAAACGCTTGCTGTAGCCGCAGCGATAAAAAATGTACGCCATCGTTGACACTCAACAACGTACTCGCATTTGGCTCCTCGGGTAGGGCTCGAACCTACAACCAATCGGTTAACAGCCGATTGCTCTACCATTGAGCTACCGAGGAACCTTCAATCACAGAGTAGTATCATTCTTCCAGAAACCACCCTCAGGCTCAATCTCATCCGTAAGTCCGAGGATAACCTTGAGTTCGTTAGCAGTATCAACAAGCTCATTACGTCGATTGATGATATTCTCACGTTGAGCATCAATTTGAGAAAGAGCATTATCCATCTGCTTAATACCTTGTTCAGCACCTTCGAGCATCTGAGCAAGGAACTTATCACGCTTGTCAACAGTCTTTTCAGTCATAATTATATCCTTTCTGATATATTGTTTTGGTACGCCTACTTGGACTTGAACCAAGAACCTACCGCTTATAAGACGGCAACTCTAACCGATTGAGCTATAGGCGCGTTGTTCTATAGATTATAGTCGCTGATAAGCTGGATTTTATTTATTTTCTTGTGGAGCGGAAAACGGGACTCGAACCCGCAACAGTCAGCTTGGAAGGCTGAAACTCTACCATTGAGTTATTTCCGCTTGTCGCACTCACAGTATGTCGGGACACCCACAAACGTGCGAGTATCAGTCTCGCTATCATAGTCGCAAGTGTAGCATTTCATGTCCACAAAAACATCGGTAATAGCATGATGCTTAGTATTCTTAACAAAATTCTTTACAGCGTTAGCTACAATATACAAAACGCTTTCATTACTATCATCATTGTAGGTTGTGATGGCAGAATAACCATCTTCATCAAGCCAATGGATTTCTACATTCCAACGCTTACCGTGTGCCATATTAATTTTTAATTAGAGGATGTATTGAACTTCTTAGTATCTACAATACGAACTGCACCATCTACGATACGAGGAGTATACAGGTCTTTATCCTTCGTCGGGACTACCTTGTTAAGGATTGCATCTGCAATCTTTCCTGATACGTTATTCTTGATAAATCTTGCGATATTTCTAGCTCCATACTCCTGAGAGTATCCACCCTCCGCTACAAATTCAACTAACGAATCTGTAGGCTTAATTGGCAGAGCTTCGAGTTGTAACTTGGCAATCTTCTTAACATCTTCCTTGCTGAGTGCATGGAATACTACAATATCATCAATACGGTTCAAGAACTCAGGACTGAAGTGACGCTTGATAGACTTGCGAATAATCTCCGATGAAATCTTCTCATCATTGGTTTTCTTTCTGTCGAATCCCATAGGTTCTTTATTAATTTCGGTAACACCTTGGTTAGAGGTGAAGATAAAAATAGATTGGCTGAAGTCCAATACCTGTCCGAGGTTATCGGTACAAGTGCCATCATCGAGAAGTGAGAGAAGGAAATCATAGAGCTTGTGATGAGCCTTCTCAATCTCATCGAACAAGAATACCCAGCGATTAGATTGTTCTGCTTTCTCACCTAACAAACTCTTTTCGCTGTGCCCAATAAATCCTGGAGGAGATCCGATCAACTTAGCGTACTCATGCCCGTGAGAGTATTCTGCACAGTTGACCTTGAAGAAGTTACCGCTGAACTTCTCACCAAGGATTTTTGCAATCTGAGTTTTGCCCACTCCCGTAGGTCCAACAAACAAGAATGAGCTATGCTTTGTTAAACCAGAAGCCATGAGCTTCATGGCATTAATCAATGCATCTATAGCCTCGTCTTGACCAACAATGTTAGTGTTGAAATGAATACGAAGATTCTCAAGATCCTCAATCGAGGACATTCCTAGACTATCATTGAGTCCTCGATTCTTAGCCTTGCGCTTGAGCATAGCGAGGAACTTGTGTTCCATGCCACTCATAAACGTCTGAGCATTTAGATCCGTACAGATAAACTCCAGAGAGAATGGAGGATATAGATCAATGATAGCCTTGTATGCAGCATTCAAAGCAATTTCACGATCTTCTACATCTTCAGGTAGCTGATCTACGAAGGCATCGCCCTCCATCATAAACTTGCGAACAATAAATACCTTATAATCCTCCACCTTGATCGGTGTTTGTTCGGACATAATCTTTTTACGAAGTGAATCGTAAATCTTTTTTTCCTCCTCAAGGGAGAAACCACGAACAAAAAGAACTAAATCTAGTTCTGGAGAAACTACACGGTATGTTTTTTTGTTAGTCATTAATTAAACTATCTAATTCGGTGAATACTGAATTTTCTTGTCCCTTAGATGCCTTAGTTGTATTAGAGTCTGAAGGCTCCTCCATTTTAATAACTAACCCTAGAATCTTAATTACGTTATTTTTAGATGCCTGAGCTACTTTAAGTGAATCTACCATTAAAGCCTTGGCAGTAGAATCCATAGGGTTATTGTCCACCATTTCTCTGAAGAAACGGTGAGCATCCAAAGCGAGCTTTCTATCCTCTATGGATTCTTCTATTAGCTTTTTAGCTATTCTCTGAATTCTGGTTGGGCCAAGAATCGAAGTTTTCGGTATATAATTTGTTGGCATACATAAGCTCCTTCTTGGTATCTAGCATCCTTTTGTACTTGGAGTCAATGTTTTTCTGAACAAACCAAGTGAATACATTGTACCATTCGTCGTAAGTAATTTCCGTATCATGCGAAAACGCAGGATACCAAGGCAGATAAGGTGAATTAACTTCTAGATTATTCATTATATAATTTCAATTCTAACAATGTCAGCACTTAAAATTTGTGCATTATTAGGTAAATTAAATTTAGCTTCGGTTTTTTTGATGGTTTCTATCACATCAGTTGTAATAGGGTGTTTTATTTTAAATTCCAAAGAAACTCTTACCGTAGTTTCTTCTGTAACTATTTGACTAGTTTGAGTCACAGTTAAAGGTACTCTTTCTTGTTTGTCTTTCCATAACCAATTTATCATTTTAATGCTCCTGTGTAATGAATAACTAAGGAATATCGTGTTCCATTAGTTACAGGACTCACGCTATGATTAGTGAATCCATCCCATATTTTTAAAGATAACTTATCTTTATGATTACTTAGTGGATATTCTTTACTATCAGAGTCGTACAGCGATAGCTCTCCACCAGAAAAGTTATCATTTAAAAGAATAGATGCGGTAGCCACCACTAATGGTCTAATACCATTCTCACCAGAGTTTAAATCGTGATGAATTTTAAACTCACCACCTTCTGTATACTTAAGAATCCAGAACCCATGATATCCAGTAGCATATCTAAATGCTGAGTTTTTAAATCCCCAGTTTATATGCCTCATGCAACTTTCAGCTAAGAAGAATAAATCTGATAAAACAGATCTTATTCTCGGATCGCTATCATCCTTAGCTTCTCGAAAAGGATTTGCAATCTGATACTCCAAACACTTAGAATTGGAATACCATGTAGATACAGATCCTTTTTCATCAACTAACTCCATGAGTGTTTTTGCCACCTCTGGAGTTAATGCATTTTTTGCACTAATAAAAGTAGGTTCTGGGTTATGCGTTTTAACGCTTTCCATGCTTGAACTTCTCGAAAGACTCATCGTCTTCATCCAGAAGATCCTCAGGATCAACTGGTCTGCCTTTCAAAGTATTATAGTTCTTAGGCTTCTTCTTTTCTTCTATTCTGTGAATAGGCTTTTCTTCTTCGTACTTCTTAGAATGTCCCATATAAATAAATGTCTTATAAATCATCTGAAAGAGATCCAAATACAGCCTGTTCTAACTTTTGAGCTACTTTCCCATCCACAGGGAAAGACATAGCTACAGTCTCGTTTTCTGAATCCCAATACATAATAGCACAATCAGGATCTTTCTCCATCATGTCGTATACTAAATTATAAAGACAACAGTTCTTATAGTATTTTACAAATTCTGGAGACGCAGTAGAAATCATATGCTCCCCGTGATCCCTATTCATGAAAAAGTTTAATTGAGCTAAAGTTACATATAGCCCATTTTTTTCAACCATGTAGGGTAGTCTAAAGAAATTATCGTCTTTCATAAGAATAAGAGTAGGGTAGGGGTGGTTTACAAGGCACTCCCCCTACCCTACAAGGATTAGTTAGGGGTTAACCCTAACAGTATTTAGGTGTCTAGTTGGTGCTTCCAGCATACTGACTGGCAAGTTCCCACAATTGTTGGTTAAGATCAATGTCCAACTGGATATTGGAGATCGAACGAACCATGCGACGAGTCTGCTGGTTACGATATCCGCCTCGGATAAGATTCTCCTGCGCCACATTAAAAGTGCGCCAGAGGTCGTTACCAACATCCTGTTGGCGACGGGCAGTAGAGACTTCCTGAATAATAGCATTATCAGGATCCGTGAAGCGCAACCGAGCGGCATCCGTGAAGAAGTCCATTCGAGAGCGTTCAGAAAGTTCAGTCTTTTGCCAACGATCAACCTTATCCTTCAGGACCGAGGCATTACTGACCAATCGACGAGAAGCATCCTTGACCTGCTGAGGATCAAATCCGATGTGACGAATGTGGATAGTACCAAAATCACTCTCGGACACAACCGCACCATTCGAGCAGACAAGACGGAAGATACCCGCTTGCAGCTTGTAGCCTCCAAGACCATTGTGCGAATTCACAACAAGCATTTCGGGGAAGCTATCACCAACTGCGAAGTTCTTCACATCGAGGTCGCGGTGACGAAGGCGAACAATGTGCTTCGCATGGTCACGGCTCCACTTGCGGGAACCAACCTGACGAGCCTTCCAAGCAGTCCAACCTTCTTCTTGGAGGATCTCAAGGATCTCCGTCGTAGGGAGAAACGAGTATCGGTCAGAGACACGACCTTCTTCGGGAGACGTAGCAAAGACCGCAGGAGCCTCTGCACGGAGCATCTCTTCGTTAAAGAGGACCATTAGAGGCTACCCCCATAAGTTTCAGCGAAGGCTTCCTCACGGGTGAGGTTGCGATTCTTCTGATCCTTGGTCATGCGGAAACGCTTGCCAGTCTTTTCAGTGTAGTCCTCGATGGACTGGTAGCTAGGAGAAGTGTTAGCCGTAGCCTTAACTTCGACAATAGGTTGAGTTTGCGGAATCATAACTTTCTTTAGTTTTGGTTGAGTAATTTTGCGTCCAAAGGAATTATCGAAAGCATCAGAGATCATGCCAGACACTTCTTCATAGAAGTTTTGCCAATTTCTGGTAGTCATGGTCGCTAAGTTCTCTCCTTGTGGTCCCCCTATTATACCCGACCGCAGAAAACTTTCAAGAAGAAATACCGAAAACTTTGTGAAGTGGAGCGAAGCCCTTCTCGGCTGGGTTCAGAAGCAATTCCTTGAACTCCTTAGACTGGAACTTAGAATCTGTTCCATCTACAGAGTACCAAGCACCTGCACGCTTTACTAGACCATCAGCCTCTAGCATCTGGAGAACTCCAGCATAAGGATCAAGACCTTCGTTATACATGAGTTCAAATTCGCACTCACGGAAAGGCACGGATACTTTATTCTTTGTGTTGCGAACAGTACCCTTGATACCTACGACAACCTTATGCTCATCTCGAATCAGATCACTAGTTTTATTCGAGATAGTCTTTAAGTTCACTCCTAGGTAATACTCTAACGACTTGCCTCCCGCAGCCATTGTGGTAGGATCCCCGTACATTACACCAACTTTGTTTCTAATTTGGTTGATGATTACGAGTGCTACTTTATACTTACGCATGAGAGGATTGATCTTTCGCAAACAAGCTCCCGTAGCCTTAGCTCTTACTGCACCCTGCATATTGTTACCGTCGTAGCTTTCAGCCTCGTACTCTGATTTTGAAGGCGAGACTGCGATACTATCGTATGCAATAACAATAGGTGTGTCAGAGTCTGATTCTCTGATAGCCTTAATTGTATCTTCTATAACTTGGAAGCAATCTTCCAATGTTTCAGGTGCAGCGTAGATCAGCTTCTCAGGATCTAATCCTAGATGCGTAGCAAACTCAGGGTTGTACGCATTTTCAGAATCTACAAGCATAGTGTAGTATCCTGCTGATTGTGCTTCCTTAAGTATATGAGTTGCAAATACAGTCTTTGCTGTAGATGCTTCTCCGTGTATCTGTGTAATCATACCAATAGGAATACCTCTAGTGTAATTACCAGAGATAATCTTATTGAGTGCATAACTACCTGTTGAAACAAATCCCATGTCGGGAACTTGCTCTGACAAAAGGCCCGCGTTTTTAAGTCTGTCTAATACTTCTTTGTTCATACTCTATTATAGAACACTTTGACTTTTTGGTCCCTAGCCTTTGCTATAAATCACTTCTTTTATTCCGTGATCATTTATTAGTTTTTGGCACCACTTGCAAGGCTTGGCGAGAAGATCATTCACTCGATACACGAAGATAGTAGTACCAGACAAATCAATACCTCTGCGAACAGCCTTATAGATTGCATGGCTTTCTGCGTGCAGAGTCTTATAGTTACCCGATCCAAACTTCGGGTGCGTCTTCTTTATGTTGTGGGCGCAAACAAGAACCTTGTTCTTGCGAGCTATGGCAGCACCGATCTTGAATCTACTCTTTGACTTTTTGGATTCAAGTCGTGCTGCCCGAATCGGCGGGGGTTCCATTAGTGCCACCCAGGTTTATAAACACCTTCACCAGTAATCTTGAATGAATGCTTACTAGCACCCAAGTAACGATACATAGTGGTAGGCTTCTTTTCCTTAGGGTCACATCTAGGGCAGTGAGGAACTGGATTATTGTGATAATCCGTCATTGATTCAAATATCTCGTAAAGCATATCACAAGATGAACAATGATAATCATAAATAGGCATTAGCGATCATCTCCAGATCCTTGAATAACTCCACGATTTCTACGATCTTCTAGCTTCTTTAGAACACCCTCTGCAATACTATCAAGAGGAATATTAAGTTCATAAGCTATTGCAGAGATATACCAGAGAACATCACCAAGTTCACTTGCAATATTCTCAGTATCCACTTTAGTAGCATTACCATGCTTGTCCCGCATGATCTTCTTAATCTTACCACAAACCTCACCAGCCTCACTGGCTAGACCTAGTGCAGGATAGTATAGGTTCCACCCAACATCAGGATAGACTGCGGTACGAATAGCCTCTTGTTGAAATTTATTGAAGTCGTTCATGGTATATTATAGTCTTGCCTTGATCATTTCTTCTATTAGACTTTCAAAAGTATATTCAGGCTTCCATCCTAGAGTGTCTTTTAATTTAGAACAGTCACCCTTTAAATCGTGTAATTCAGTTGGTCTGTAGTAGATTGGATCAATTGTTATATGATTTTCATAGTTCATTCCTAATCTTCTAAAAACTATTTCACAAAGTTCTCGGACTGAATGTGATTCACCCATAGCACAAACAAAATCATCTGGTTTATCGTGCTGTAACATCATCCACATCGCTCTTACATAATCTTTAGCATGACCCCAATCTCTCGTTGCATCTAAATTTCCCAAGGCTAGTGTATGTTTTTTACCTTTGTAAATTTGCACAGCCCCATCAACTATTTTATTAGTTACAAAGTTCAAACCCCGTCTAGGTGATTCATGGTTAAATAAAATACCATTTGATATAAACATATCATAAGAAGTTCTATATGTTCTAGCAAGATTGTATGCATATAACTTTGCACAACCATAAGGACTTACTGGCCGCATCAGAGTGGTTTCTCTTCTAAACCCATCTGAATCGAACTCGTTACCATACATTTCTGATGATCCTGCTTGATAAATCTTAGCTTTTGGACATAACTCTTTGGTGGCTTCTAATAAATTTAGAACACCTTGAGCATCAGCTAGTGTAGTGAACGTAGGTTGATCAAAACTAACTCTAACGTGTGATTGTGCAGCTAAGTTATAAATCTCATCAGGATTACATTCTTTTAGAACTCTAAGTAATGAAGGGAGATCTGTCATATCTCCATAAACTAATTTTAGTTTATTAAGAATTCCTATTTTTTCTAATCTGCTAGTTTGGTTTTCTGGCACTGAGTGTCTTCTTAAAAGACCCCAAACTTCATAACCTTTACTTAAAAGTAACTCAGCTAAGTAAGATCCATCCTGTCCACTAATTCCTGTTATTATTGCTTTCTTCATACCACTTTATAGTCTCCTTAATACCATCATAGAATGAAGTAAATTTGAAATCGGGAAACAGAATTTTAAATTTCGTGTTAGACCCGTCTTTTCTATGTTGACCAACCATACTTCCATCAAATTTAATTTTAAGATTTTGATTTGTGACTGAACAAATAGTTTCAACCATATCTTTTATTGATAGATTTTCATCAGGAGCGACAATCAGCGGGTCAGAATCATTATGATTTTCTAATATGAGAGGTATTGCTGAACAAAGATCATCAACAAAAAGTTGTTGCCTTAAACTTTTTCCAGTTCCCCAAAAGGTAACTTCATCCTTTGCGTTCATTATTTTTCTGATTGCTGCTGGTACAAAGTGAGATTTATCATTTTCAAAATTGTCCTCAGGACCGTAGATGTTTGAAGGTGAAAATGTAGAATAATTTAATTCATACTGTTTTCTATAAGTATTTATTTGAACTAATAAACATCTTTTTGCGTACCCATATGAAAAGTTTGATTCCGCTGGAGGTCCACAAAATATATCATTTTCAGAGAAGGGGTACTTTTTAAGCTTATCTGGAAAAATGCAGGTGCTAAGTGATGCTAAAAGTCTTTTTATTCCAGATAAATAGCAAGCGTGAACGATATTAGTATTCATGCTTACATTGTTGTAAAAAAATGTTGCTGGATTCTCTAAGTTATCTTTAATCCCTCCTACAATCGCAGCTAAATGAACAACCGCATCTGGTTTATGTTGTTCTAGCATCTTCATGCATTCATCAAATTTTAATAAGTTAAAATCCTTAGAAGATACATAAATCCAATCAGGTCTTATTAGTTTTAACCTTTTGCCAACAAAACCAGAACCACCAGTAACTAAAACTTTCATTATTCTTTTACTAAATTACAGATAAAATCTACTTGATCTTCAGAAATATTTTGATGATTAGGGACATACATTCCAAATTCTTTCAGATGTTCAGCATTTTTTAATTTATTTAGTCCATATCTAGAAACGTACATTGGTTGTGAACCCATTGAACCACAAATTAAGGGTCTACATTCTACATCGTTAGCTTTTAGTCTGCTGACAAGTGTAGATCTATTTTTAGAAATGATAGGAAATGCAAAATTTGAAACAAAACCTTCTTGAGGTTTTACACTTAGATTTTTACAAAATCTTAAATAATTTCTATTTCTTATTTTTGAAACATTATCTATCTTATCTAACTGATTTATACCTATGAATGCCTGTAAATCTGTCGCTCTTACGTTAAATCCTGCATGATAGAAAGTATATAATGAATCAAAATCATTTACACCCCATTCTTCCCTCTTTTTATTTTTAGTGCTTTCATCCCAATCTCTATCCCATCCATGATTTCTTATGGATTTTAGTAAACTATTCATTTCATCATCAGAGGTGCATACTATTCCACCTTCAATTGTTGATAAATGATGACCAAAATATGTTGAATAGCTAGACATTAGACCAAAAGATCCTAATTTTTTACCTTTATACTCAGATCCTAAAGATTCACAACAATCCTCTAATAAAGTCATGTTATGATTATTACAAATACTCATAATTCTGTTCATGTCTGGGACAAATCCTAGAACTGATACAAGTAAAACAACTTTAGGATTATGTTCTTTAGCTAAGTTCTCTAAATGTTGTAAATCTAAAGAATAATCCACAAGATTACAATCACATAAAACGGGAATTAATCCTAGTTGAATCACTGGTGCTAAATCTGTAGCCCATGAGACAGCAGGGACAATTACCTTATCTCCCACTTTTATTTTTTTAGATTCAATTAATGCGTAGAGCATTAATAGATTTGCTGAAGATCCTGAATTTACAAAAGTAGAATACTTACTATTGATATAAGAAGACCACTTTTTTTCAAACTGAATTGTTAGTTCACCTTTTGTTAGTCTTGGATAAGTTTTTATCCAATTAGCTAAGTTATCCATATCAACATTATCTATTGTGTCTTCTGCTAGTTTAATCATTTTAATGTATTTCTCTAATTTATAATTTACTGTAACAATTTTCCATCATCCATTTATCAGGAGATTCATAAGTTCTAAATCTCCTAAAATTTTCTTCTATATACTGTCTCTTAGAGACATAATCCTGAATAGATATTTTACATAGAATTTCTTTTAATTCTTCTATAGTGTTCCAAGTATAGAATCCTCTGTTATCAAATAATTTATCTATATTTGGATTCCCCCAATAAATGGGAATACATCCAGTAGCAAAGCAATCAATTAGTTTTTCTGTAAAGTAGCCATTATGCTGGCAGTTTTCTATGACAATAACGTATCTGTAATCTTTAAGTGGGGATAACCTCCCTTCCAAATTATCAGAAAACTTTCTATATCCAGAACCCCATAATTCTATTTCTGGATGTAATTTTTTAGAAATAACCTCATGTCTTAGCTTATGTCCTGTAGTATAATTTTTATTAGATGCCACAATCGACAATAATTTAGTTTTATCGTAAATTTTACAAGCATCCTCAGTAATCCAGCATCCTCCAAAAAAACATTGTTTATACTTTTCATTACGGTGGAGATCTGGATTACACACATAAATATAATCAAACTTATGCTCTATTTTATGAATATGTTCATAAACATAAGGTTTAATAGCTGGACTTTCAAAAGCCCAAGCTATTTTATACTTAGATTTAACTTGATCTACTATTGGATGAAAACATAATTCATCAGTAAAAACAGTTATACCGTCGAACTCTATTAATGGAGGTTTTATATATTCAAGATTTGAAATAGGTCTATAAATATTAGAATATGGATCATTACCAATATTTGAGTCAAAAAAGTTTATTTTCATTTTTTTAGTTTAGTGTTATATGCATCTAGCAAATTTTTGATTTTATCTAAATATTCAGAAACAAATTTAGTAGGAATCCAAGGATTACCTAAATAATTAATTACAGTATCTGGATGATTAGATATATCATGTATATGATACCATGAGCAATTATTTGCTACTACAACTTTATATCCATTAGCTAAAGCTCGTAATCCAAATTCTCTTTCATCAGCTAGAGGGGAGGATTCTTCTGAATATCCTCCTATAGATTTTACCATAGATTTTTTGTATGCTAGTAAAAACCCCTTTGGTGTAGGTAAAGCATCAGTTTTAAATCCACCCCATTCTACTCCTACAATACCTACATCATTATCATTAAATTCAGAAATCATATTAGAATAAGTTTGTGGACCAACTCTACAATCATCATTTAAAATAACTATATGTTCACAATTAGACATAGCCATTCCTAAATTCCAAGCAGTGGCTACTCCTACATTTTGTGACATATAAGCCCATCTAGTAATTCTAGAATCTTTTTGAACATAATCTAAAATTCTAGCAGTTTCCTCTTGATCATATGGATTTATTAAAACTATGAACTCTGTAGGAGGTATACTTGAATTAAATGCATCATTTAAACAGTTAATTAAGTTTTGTAATTTTTTATAAGCTATAACAACTATTGAGTATTTCATTTTTTACTATACCTTTTTATA